TTGTAACGTTGCTGATCCTAAAGCACGAAACTTAAGAAGCGCTGTTGCACCAGTTATGTTAACCGCCGCGCTGGTGACATCATCTGTAATAGTACAGACCAGGGCAGGGCGAGTGTCATCTTGAACAAGTTTAATTTTGTCAGTCATACAAGCCTCTGGAATTCAATTGCAACAGACGCACGGGTCAAACCTTTGTTCACTTGCGTGCGCACATTTGCCATCACGTCGTTAAACCGCTTCAAGTACTCAAGAGAAGTTCTGAGGTCATAGTACGGTTGATTTGGCGTATTGTACAAACGTGCCCTTGCCCCATACGCAATGTCTTCAAGAAATCGTTCGTAGATTTCTTCTCGAATAGTTGTAGATGACCTAGTTGGTTTGAGGGCAACACGCAAATTAATTTTGTTGGCTTGCGTAACTTGAGGATACGGAACCAAATGAACTTCTTGTGAAGACGGTCTGAAATAGTAGTAGGGGTTTCCCGCTAATGTATTCCAGTTAGTCGTTCTGTAAATTCGAGTTAATTGCTCAATGGAGCGTGGAACCAGAAAAGCATCCCCATACCAAGCTTCAATGATGTCTGCAATTTTGTAGTTGCCGTCCGGTTCAAGGTCATACACCCCGATCCCAGAAATTCCAGCCATAGGGTCTAAATTTTCTTGGATGTACAACGTTTCTTGGCAAAACTCAATGCAAGAATTGCGAATTGCGTTGACGGCCACAACTTCTGGCACGTCTTTTACAAACTGCATAACTTCTGGCAAAAACAAGTCGTACGCAACTTCGCTCATGAGATTGATCCAGGTAAAGAAGGATTACGTGGGAGTAACCCCAGTTCTGGTGATCCTATTGTTTCAGACTGCGCTTTAACACCTGTTGCAGCAGTAAACGTTGTCAGATACATCTGCCCCAAAGCAATGCCAGGAGCATACTCGGCGTCTTTGGTGCAAGCTCTAAATAGGATGTAGTCAAGCAGCGGGCCTTGATAGACATCAAATACAGGGATTACTTGCGCTTCAGACGTTAAGTCAGTCGGCTGCATTGAGTAGTTAATCTCAAGATAATTTGTCCCAGTGCTGGGCGGGAATACGTAATACGCCGTTTGGTCTTGAAGATCGTAAATGTAATTTTTGGTTGTCGCACTAGCCGTGGCCGTATGCCAATCCGGGTTGAACGCATCCAACAACTCACGCGAACTAATACGAACAGCACGACCAGGAGTCGTGCCAGTTGTGCCCATGTTACGGTAAATGCCTAAAAGCATCCAGCCGCCAGTAGGCAACGTTTGTCTTGTGCCAGATACAAGTTGCACCGCGCTTCTTGTGTTTGTGGCATTGGGTTGCATGAGCACAATTTGCCGCAAGCCATCATTAAGCCATCCCAAAAGTTCTGCTCTTGTCCAGCGAACCCCGGAGATGTCAATAAGCTGTGTGGCAGCTTTGCTGATAATTGTGCCTGCGGTAACTGTACCCATGCAACTTCTTTCAATGAATAGGGGCCGAAGCCCCTATTTGATTAGGCCGAAATCATGGCGTACCAGTTCAAGCCATCAGCAGTTACGTAACGAGCACATTTAGAAACGGCTTGTGAGTAAGATGCATTGGCTGAACCGCCATTGATAGTGCCGCCAACTGGCGGGAACACAATCAAAGCGTTGGTAGCTTGGCCATTTAGTACCAGAATGTCAGCGGCTCCGCTGCCAGCTGGCAAAATTGCTGCACCGGTAGAGGCAACGGTAGCGAATACAGTGATATCAGCAGTGATTGCATATGCAGTAGCTTGCGTAGTAGTACTAGTGACTTGACCAGTCAAAACATCACCCGCAATTAACTGTTGTGCAGCCTCAGCCCATATACCTTGTCCGATGATCTTTGATTCTTGAGACATGATAAATCCTATGTGTGGTGGTTTAAAGAGACGGGGCCGAAGCCCCGCCTTATTCTTTAGCCTGCGACTTGCAACAAGGCCAAGCCGTTTGCTTGAGCGACTTGAGTGCCGTACACGTTCAAACCACGAACCAACGTACCGAAGTCGTTGGGGTTCTGCAAGGACTCAACCTTAGCGATCTGAGATGCAAAGGTGATGGCAGACTTGTGGCCTGCGATCACAGCATGACGCTTCAGAGCACTGGTCAACGTAGCGTCAGTACCAGTGTTGGGGTTCATGTAGGTCTTGCCAGCAGCGCCACGGGGGACGAGGTTGGAGACATACACGCTGAAGCGGTCGATCATGCCGATCTTGCCGTTACGCAACACGCTGGCAGCGTCACCCATGAACTGGGCTTGAGCCAAGTTCGATTGCATCAGGATTTGACGCTCGGTGGGGGTGATGATCAACCAACGGTCGGTCTCAGGCACGTTGTTCTCATCCAACACGCTGGACAAAGCAGTGATGCTTGACAGGATATTGGAAGCGGTCAACGTGATGGGGGCCAGATCAGTACCCAGGTTGAAAGCGGCAGAGATTGCACCAGCGGTAGCGCCTTGGTTGGCGGCAGCGCCTTGGTTGAAGTTGGTATACAGAACGTCTTTGTCGATCTGAATCTTCATCTGCATGGCGGCGTCGTTGGTGAACATGTCCATCAACTTGGGCTTGGCTTGCAGTTCCAAAACGTTGTTCACGTTCACGCCAAAGTACTTGCCCTTGTTGATCACCAAAGTGATGGTGCTGGGAGCAGGCACTTCATAAGCCAGATTCTGGCCAATGCTGTAGCTGTTGATCGTGATGGTGGGGATCGTGTTGATGATCACGGTGTCGCCCATGCCGGTGATGTCACCTTGCCAATCGGTGTTGGCGATTTCGCCAAAAACGGTGGCGGCATAGAACTTCTGGGCCAGCTTGCCAGACCAGAGGGCGGGGATAAACGAACCCGAATAAGCGGTGCCGGAATAGGCAACTTGACCACCGGGGGTGTTGAAACCACCGGAGTTAATCGGATAGGCTGCTGCTGCGGTAATTGTAGACATGGCTACTTCCTTCTTCAGTTAAAAAACTTTGATGAGCACCGCCATGCGTGAGCCGTCTAACGAATACGGCCTTCGGCTGCGGCGGCGTTGATTTCTGCTTCCATTTTCACCGCCTCTTCGTTTGTCAACCGGCCTTTGTTCCACTCGTTGTAAAAATCCGAAATTTCCTGTGAGGAATACATTCGTTTTTCTCCAGCCGAAGTAGTAGCAGGCGTCGAACGGGAGCGGGTCGGCGCTACTTGACTTTGAAGACTTGGCTGTCGCTGTTGCGTAGGAGGAGCAATCACGTTTCTGTACTGCTTGAAAATCGTAGCCGTTCTGGCTGCGTCAAATGCCTCATAAGCATTTGTCAATGCGTACTGGCGGGGTAGCCCATAAATGGGATCAACCTCTGCCAACCATGACAGGAAACCTTGGTCTACGTTTAAGGCTTCCCAATCAGGAACTTGTTCAGACAGCACAGACAGAAACCGATCTTTATCGGAAACACCTTGCCGTTCGCTTACGTTCCCAAGCTTGCTCTTCAGTTCATTCACTTCCGAAAGCAACTGACTTTCTCGGTCGCGGAATCCCGCTACTTTTTGTTCAGTCGCACGGTCGATCAAATCCAACAGATCAGAACCAAATGCTTCTTTGTCTTGTTCAGTGATAAGAGTCTTGGCCGTACTCGGTTGTTCGTATGCCTGATGTGCTTTTGATGCGGCGTTCTCAGCGATTAGGGTCTGAACTTGGACATTCATTTCCTTCATCTGCGAGTGCAATCGTGGCACTTCTGCATCGTACATACCCTTGAGCGTAAGGTACTTGCGTTCCCACGTTTCTTCGGATACCGATTTTGGTTGCGGCTCTTGCGAGACATGCTGCTGCGGCATATCAGCCGGGGGTTGAGGGTCTAAATTTGGAACAGTCTCCGTGTTATCGGTCTGTCCTGTCATTTGGGCTACAAACGCATCTGCGTCATCAACTTGTTGCTGAATAGCTCGTGGCAATGCCATATCTCTATCTCCTTCGCTCCGACTACGCTCTAGGACTCCGGCTCTACGGTCAGTCCAAGTTCGCTTACGGTCTGCTACTTGGTTAATGTTGCGGTGTTTGGCTCCGACTTAACGGTCTGCTCATCACCTACGGGTTTTGGCAATCAGCGTTTCCGCTTGATCCACCATCTCAAGGAACTCCTTGAGTTCGAGGTTCCGGCCCTGGAGCCGGGACTTCATTTCTTCACCTGTTGCTTCGCCAAGTCTCTCAAGAGTCTCTTGACGCCGCGATTTCAAAAATTCTACCAAAGGTTGCATCTCTGGGGTACGCATCAGTGCAAGGCACCGAGCAACCCTTTCGTCAACCCTTATTTGCACATGCCGTCCGTCTTTGCAGACATCTGGGCGTATTCTTTGCCACCACGTTTGCCCAGGGCATCGTTGTTGCCATCGTTGCCGCCAGCGCCTTGAGTGGCGGGGCCTTTGGACATACCGTCAGTTTTGGCTGACTCTTGCTTGTACTCAGCTGAACGCTTTTCCATTGGGTTTACTGCTTGCATGGGTTTTACTCCTTTGTGTGGATGATATACGAGAACTTACCGTTGTCAACTACCGATTCCGGCTGCTGGCGCAAAATTATTTGCTACCGGCGCACCGTTCTGAAGTTGTGCTCCTGGCCGCTGGACTGGAGGCGTACCCCCGGCAGCGGATTGCCCGTTCTGCTGAGCCATCTGCGCTTGCTGCTGTTGCATCATCTGTGCTTCGTTTGCCAGTCGCTGTTTGAGGATTTCAACAGGGGGAACAATGTGGTCAGGGTTGAGGTCAAGCGTTTTGGCCGACTGCCGCAACAACTCTGCAATGCCTTCCATGCCGATGACTTGCTGGACAGCAGGACTTTGCAGGGCGATCTGGAGGAACTGATTCTGGCGAACCTGAGCCTGCTCCTTCTGCACCAAGGACGCAGCGCCCCTAGCGCGAACATTGACATCCCCCTTAAGGTCTGGGTCTGTGCCATAACGCATGTTGTAAAAGTACAACCGATCAATGGCTGGCTCAATAACTTTACGGTCAATGTTGGCAATCACCTGCTTGATAGATTTGCCAGCATTACTCATCAGCATATTCATGCCTGTAGCCGTGCGGCCTGCACCACCTGCGGGGCTGTCGCCCGTCATGTACCGTGGAATGCCCGTGTATTCGTCAGCCAGGGTGGCAAACTTCTCATAGACCGCCATAAGTTCAGCAGCCAGCGAATTGGGCTGATAGAACTGCATCGGAGGGGCTGACCCCGCCAACGGGTCAGACGTGACCTGCCAAACCTTCCAGGGATACAACTGAGTGATGTTCTCGCCCTGAGGGAGCCTATCAATGTTGTACACAACCTGCGGGCCGCTGGCAATTGACAAGTTGTTAACCAATGAGCGAGCGGCAGCGT